GCTTCCTGTTGATCTTTCGGAATAGAGGCACCGTAGATTTTTTTGATCTCTACCGCTTCACCATCTTTCAGCTTTAATTTTGTAATCTGCATATCATCCATCATTGCAGGTATTTCTACAGATGAAACTACTTTTGCTTTCTCTTTTAATTTTTTAAGAGACTCTTCTGCATTTGCAATTTCATCTTCTAAATCTTTTAACTCCAACACTTTGTCGGATAATCGTTTAGCGGAATCTATTTGCTCCACCGATTGCATTCTATCGTTTTCAAAATCTATTTTTGTCATAACTTTCTCGCCTTTCTATATATAGGTTTTTATATTATTGTCAAGTCTTATATAAATCTATTTCTACAGGGTAGTATTTTCTTTCTTGTTTGTCCCATTTCAACAGGTTGTATTTTCCATTGGTAATGTCAGATACTATAGAACAGGCCACACCAATTATGGCAGGATCACCTGTAAGTAGTAAATAGTCTTCTTTTTTATATTCTTGTAGTTTTTTTCGTAAAGTTTGTATTACGTATGCAGGACTCAAAATGATCTGTGAGTTTTCTGGTAGTAATACTTTTAAATTACCAAATTCTGTTGCCCCTATGATATTAATTTTAGGTGCACCTATTTTAGATCCTGGTATGTCTTGTATAACAAAGACTGTTGCCATTAGTAATATATCCTTCTTGACATTGTTTAACACATAATGTATATGCTTCCAATAGAAAGTTAAAATATATTATGCATTATAAATATAAAAGCAAGCCATTTGCTCATCAAAAGAAAGCCCTTGAAATGTCATGGGATAAAGAAGTTTTTGCGTATTTCATGGAGATGGGTACAGGTAAATCTAAGGTATTAATTGACAATATTGCTATGCTTTATAACGCTGGCAAGATAAATGCCGCTTTAATTGTTGCACCAAAAGGTGTTTATAAGAACTGGTTTGATAGTGAGATACCAAACCATATGCCTGATTATATTGAAAAAAGAGTTGGTTTATGGAGAACAGATCCAAAGGCAAAAGATCTACAACCTTTGTTTAAAACTGGTGCAGAGCTTCACATATTAATTATGAATGTGGAAGCATTCTCTACTAAAAAAGGTCTACAATTTGCACATAAATTTTTAAGTAGTCATAATACTTTGATGGGTGTGGATGAGTCCACGACTATAAAAAACCCTGCAGCAAAAAGAACTAAAAATATTTTATCTTTACGATCTCTTACAAAATATAGAAGAATACTTACAGGGTCACCTGTAACTAAATCTCCTTTAGATTTATTTTCACAATGTAATTTTTTAGATCCATGGTTATTAGATCAATCTTCTTATTATTCTTTTAGGACACGGTATGCCGTATGTAGAAAAATACAAGTTCAGGGTAGACAAGTTGAGATTGTAGTTGGATACAGAAACTTATCCGAACTATCAGACAAGTTAAAACCTTTTTCATATAGAGTATTAAAAGATGATTGTTTAGATTTACCTAAAAAAACATATTTAAAACGTACGATAGATTTATCAGATGAACAAAGAAAAGTTTATAAACAAATGAAACAAGAAGCACTTGCAGTTTTAAATGGCAAGATGGTTACATCTGCAACTGTTATTACACAACTTATGCGACTACATCAGATAACATGTGGTCATTTTACATCAGACGATGGCACTATTCAGGAAATAAAAAATAATCGTATTAATCAACTTGTAGACATACTAGAAGAAGTAGAAGGCAAAGCTGTTATATGGGCTCATTACAGATATGATATAGAAAAAATTGTAGAGGCTATATCAAAAAAATATGGCAATAATGCGGTGGTTACATACTATGGAGATACAACTACAGATGAAAGAACTGCTGCGATTAAAAAAATACAAGACCCAGAATCTCCAGTTAGATTTATAGTTGGTACGCCGCAAACAGGTGGTTATGGTATTACGCTTACAGGTGCATCAACAATGATTTATTATTCTAACGGTTATGACCTTGAGAAGAGACAACAATCAGAAGCTAGAATAGATCGTATTGGTCAAGAAAAGCCAATGACTTATATTGATATTATGGCTGAAGACACTGTTGATATGAAGATTGTAAAATCACTTCGTAGTAAAGTTAATATTGCTACAGAGATAATGGGTGAAGAATTAAAAGATTGGATCTAGTGTATAAATAAATTAAATAAACCTACCAGCGTTAGTATAGTGGTAAAAGCACCACCAATAATCCAATAGATTACAGTATCTGTTTTTCTTTCTAACTTTCCTACGTCTTGATGTAAATGATCTATCTGTCTTTTAAAACCTTGTACATAACCATACAGAGATACTAAATGTTCGCCAGTTGTCTTTGGTGGTTTTCCGTTAGGCATTATGAATAATCCGAGAAGCCTGTCCCCGATCCTCTTGCACCAGTAGCCTCATTTGTTGATGTACCAAACGTTCCTCCTGTTGCTGTGTCAAAGCTACTACCACCAACTGTACCTGGGTCATTTCTTGAAAACTCGTCAACAAAATCTGAACCTGTCTGTATAACTTGTGGTAAATTTATCTCTACATCTTTGCCCCTATTTCTAAATCTATTAATTAAATTAGTTATACCGCCACCTATTTTGTTTGCAAAAAATCCTGTTAAAGCACCTACTGGTCCACCTAAAATAGCACCAAGCCCAACTCTAGCTGATGGGGTATCTCGTAAAAAATCTAAACCTCTTTGAAAAATATTTTGTTGCACAAAAGGATCTGTTTCTACGTTTCCTCCCTCTGTTTCTAAAAATCTTCGTAATAATTCTTCTTCTGTAAGCTGAGGATTTTGATTAATAGGCACGTTCTGTAAAATACCTGTTAAGTCATTTAAATTTAAACCAACACCAGGTTGAATAGAATAGTTGGGTGCAAAATTCATTCGATCCATGGCTGCACCGTATGCATCTCCCGCAAACATATTCATTTTACTGTTTCTTTGCATTATGCTAATCCTCTGTTTCGAAGCCTAATCATCTTCTCCTCTTCCGATAATAACGCCTGTTCAGCAGGTGTCAAGCCACTAGTCATAGCCGTAGTTTGTTGCACAACAGGGTTAGCTTGTTGCACAATAGCAGGATTAGGTTGTGGTTGTGGTGGTAATGGCACTCTAGATTGTGGTTCGGGTGGCTTTGGTAAATAATCTTCTAATTTAAAATTCCATGGTTCATCTAAAGATTGTTTAGTAAAATCTTCATACATCTGACTAATAATTGGCTCTGCTTGACTGTAAAAATCTTGACCTGTTTTTTGTTCTATTTCTAAAAAAGCCTCTCTTATATCTTTACTTGGAAAATAAGGTCTAAAGTATCCGCCTTTTATAAAAGAATAATTTTTCTTTAAATTTCTGTCTATGAAAGTTTTAGAAATTTTATCATCAGACAAACCTAATATTTCTGCGCTTCTAATTTTACTCGCCATATCTTTATTAACATCATACATAGCTTTATTTGCTACAAAAAATCTTTCAATAACTTCTTCTGGTGATTTGTTTGGTCTAATGACACCTTCTTTACCTCCGGTAAATTCTTTTCTAGAATTACGAATACCTGCATTAAAGTCATTTATAGCAAACTCAAGAGCATTTTCTGCTTTTACTGGTATTAATCTAAAACCAAATACTCCTGCAAGAGATTTATCTATCTCTATAACATCACCGTTTCTATCTGGTTTACCTGTTGCAGAATCAATAACTCTCACAAACTGTTTGTATTGTGGTAATTGTGATTCAACAACGTGTTTTAACATCCTGTCATATCGTTCATTTCTTGGTGTATTATCTGTATATAGTTGCAAGCCATCTTTTGTTCTACCACCTCTAGCTACAATGTCTCCAATAGCTTCTGTAAAAATAGATTCACCAATAAATGGATTAGCTGTTTCTGCCATGGCCTCTACAAGTCCTTCATAAAAACCTTTTGCTAAAACTTCTTCGTCTTCAATACCTTGCTGTACACTCTGTAATACAGTCGTAAAAGGTCTTGATACGGTATCATAAACATTGTTATGACTCCAATCACTGTAAAATAACTCTCCTGTCTCCGGATCTTTAACAAATATAAGTTGTGAATTTTTAGACCACGGTGCAACACCTAAGTCTCTCGCTGCTGTTGCCTCCTTATCAGATACACCGAAGATAGCTTTTGATCCCTCAACAATACCATATGGTATAGCAGTAAATGCAGCAGCTGCACCTGCGGCTCTAGATAAACCAATACCCTTCATAGGATTTGTACTTTTAAAATAATTTAAACTACCTGTTACAGGATCTCTTATGTCTTTTAATATTTGTTCAAAGATACCACCACTAGTTCTAAATACTTCTGATGGCCAAGACATAAAATTACCAAAAGGTGTAACACGCATTGTTCTTACAAAGTCACCAACATAAGCATAGTTTGGTATTGTGTTTCTTACAATATCAGCAGCTTCTTCTTTTATTTGTTGAGGTGTTCTTTTTATACCTGCTTTTGCAAATGCATCGGCTCTTCTAAGTTTTTCTGTTTCATACATTGTAATTTTCCAGAAATCATCTTCAGCTATATAGGCGTCTTGCATCACCTGACCAGCTTTTCTAGCTTTTCTTAATGCGCCCTCACCAACTCTACCCAAAGCTTTTGCCATAGGTTTTAAAATAGAATCAGTTGCTATGTTACCTGACTCAAATATTTTTGCATCGCGCATAAGATTTTTAAGATCACCCATTCTTACGTTAGAATTTGTAACACCAAGCTCTAATAATTCTCTGTAATACTCCATAGCTTTTGGATCTCTTAATCCTAAATTTAAGCTTTTTCTTGCTTGATTAAAACCTCTTACCATGTAGATAGGGTTAGTTAGTGCACCATTTGCTATTGCAAATGCAGAAGAAGATAAGAAGTTTCTAAAATGTGTAGGTATAGATAAAACTGTTTTTGCGTATTGTGATACTGCTTTTGGTGTTAAGAATAAATTTCTATATGCACCTGATGCTGTTCTAGCTGCAAAATTACCTGTTTCTCCTCTCATCCATTCAGATACTTTACTTGCATTACTAAATGCTTCTGCTATTTCTTTTGATGTATATTGACCTTGTAATCTATTTATCAACACACCATCTTGAAAGTATTCTTTTACATAATCATCTATTTTTACAATCTCTGTGTTTGGTAAAGCTTTTCTTGCATCCAACGGATTTGCAAAGAAAAAACCTTTTGATCCTGGAAGTGTTGTAGCTGTAGCTGCATCTTTTAATCTTTGATCAACGTCTAATATTTCATCAAATAGTTGGTTCTTTCTAGCTATTGTAGATAATCTATTTATGCCTTCAAATATTGAATATCTTGCATCTTCTATCTCACCAAACAATTCTCTAAATGCTTTACTACCTTTACCTATAACTTTTAATTCTTGTGATCCATCTGGTAGTTCTTTAGTTAAAGTTTGTGCGAATGTTTTTATGTTTGTAGCGTCATTAGCACCTTGTGTTAAATTATCAAACTCAAAAGAAGGTAGCTTTGTTTTTGGATTATATTGTCTTGCTTGTGATAAAACACTATTTACCATCTGTTCTGCTGTTTCATCTGTAATTGGATTTTTGTTTTTAGCTGCGTATCTTTTAAATATTTCTTTTACTTTTTCTACAGATTCTGCTGCTGGTTTATATCTTTGATAGAAACCAAAGTCTTGATTTTGAAATATTCTATATGTTGTACCTATAAATTGTTTTACTCTGTCACCCATAAGTTCTCTTAGGTTAGCTTGTAATTTTTTACCCGCTGCTCCTTTCATACCCACAGAACCTTGAGCTGTAATATCTAAAAGAGTGCTAAATCTTTCTCTAACTTTTGTTGTAGCTTCAACTATGTTTCGTATATTTTTAGTAGAAGCTCCTTGTTTTTTTGCAGTTTTTCTAAACGCTTCTATAGCCTTATCAGCGTAACCTTTTTTTATATCTCCCTCAAACATTAAATCATTTATTTCTTTTAAAAATTGACCTCTGTTTTCATCGTTGGTTTTATTTAAAAAATTTTTTAATGTTGGAAACATTTGATTTACTTCTTTATCAATACGTTTTACTTGTTCCATGGCAAAGTTTGTGTCTGCCATCTGTCTACCTTTTTCAGTTCTTTTAGCTAAAAATAATTCTTGTGGTTGTGCACCTCTAGGTCTAAATGCAGAACCTACTTTATCAAAAAATCTTATTAGTTTGTCATTACTATATATAGCTTGTTTACCACGTTTACCTAGTTCTCTTAATCCAACACCCGCACCAAATACTAATCCTGTAAGTGGTATGGACTCAGCACTAAATTTTAATCTATTTAATAATTTTCTTCCCGCATCTTTCTGTGGATCTGCTTGCACATCCCTATCTAATTCTGTTGGACCAGCTTCAAATACATCTCCAATAGTTCCAATATCTTCTACATCGCCAACTAAAGTTTCTCCTGCTGCACCACCAAGAGCTACAGCTGCTATATTCTGGCCCGTACTTAGTTTAGGCGGGTTTTTTCTTAATTCTTTTGCTTTCTTTAAACCTTTTTGTAAATTTTTTGCTTTTGGATTTAAGTATGTGCCAGCTTTTCTAGCACGTAAACCTTTTAACGCTAATTTTCTTGCAGCTGTTGCGGCAGCTGTTGCTGGTACACCAATTTGTACTAACGCTTGTGTGATTTTACCTGCAGCTGTTTTTTCAGCTGTTTCTTCAAATATATTAATCGTGTCAAAAACTTGTTCTACCTTTGCTGCAGAGTCTACTGTCATGCCTGTAAAGTCTAAAAGTTCTGCACCTAAAGAAAAAATACCCTCTGGTACTTTAATAAGACCAGATGCAATACCTGCCATAGCACCGTGTATTTGACTTACTTCATTATCATCTGCTGCTGGTGGTGTGAGTGTTTCTACTTCTTCTTCAAGAGATATAAATGAATTGTTTGGTTCTATTTTATTTTTTTTAAGGAGATTTTCGTCTTTTTCCTTATCATCTGACAACTTGATAAATGCCATGATGATTAATCTCCTCTTTTATATTCAAACGTTCTTTGATTTAAATATGTGTCATCAAACCCAACTTCGCCTGTATCAGGATCTCTTACTTTTTTAAAGAACTGACCATTAAGTGGATTTAAAAGTACAGTTCCCATTGGTTGAGCATTTAAATAGTCTGTATCTAGAGTGCCATCTCTTTTTACTTTCATTAAGCCTGCAAAATCAACACCCTTTTCATATGCCATTTCACCTCTAGTAATTTTTGGTGCTAGGTTAACTGTATAATCTTGTAATTTTTCTCCTACCAAACCTTCAAAGGCAGCTCTTACTTGTTTTAATCTAGATGCAAAAGTTCCAGATTCAAATTGTTTTTGTCTTAATTCTTTTTGTCTAGCGATGTCTAGCTTTGTACCAAGTTCAAGACCTTTCATAGCTCCTGCTGCACCTAAACCTTTACCTGCTGTTCTTTCTTTCAATGCTTGACCTACAGGTGCTTCAAAAGCAGCAGCTAAGTTTGCAAGTGTGCCTCCTTTACCAGCAGTTGATAATCCTCTTAATCCACCTTGTATTAAAACGTTAGTTAATAAATCTCCACCTGATGGTCTACCTAGTTGTGCAAGTTCAGAAAATAATTTTGCCTGTTCTTTAGCTAATTGTGGTACATTTGATTGTTCTATCTTTTCTAAAGCAGTTCCTTCATCATAGTTTTTTCTCGGCGTAGCTAATTCTATGATGCCTTCTTCTACTTCTCCGCCTTTTCTAAACATTGGTCTTTTTAAAGTTATGCTCATACTATCCTCTTATTAATCTATAGATACCAGCTAACGTAGCACCTGTGCTTAATCCTGTTTGTAATGGACTTGGTGTTGGTGTTGTCATAGTTTTCTCTGTACCAGGGTATCCTGATATTAAAGGCACAATGCCAGAACCTAAAGTTTGTGCCGCTTCTAATGGTTGAAATGCTTGTCTTTGAGCAAGTTGTTGATCAGCTGCTAATTGTTGCTGTGCTCTTGCTTGTTGTTGACCACCTAATGTTGTTAAACTTGCTATTTGTTGACCTAACAATGCAGGGTTTTGTTGTGCTAAAGTTAAATTTTTTTGAAAATCTGCAGACGCTAAATTTTGTGCTTGTGTAAATCCTTGACCTAATAGTTGTGCTTGTAATGCTGCTCTGTTTCTAGCTTGATTAGATAAAAATTCTGCTCTTTGTACACCCTCTCTACCACCGCCAAATGCACCAGCACCAATAGCTTGTGATGCTAATGATGGTAAACCTGCTTGTGTTTGCCTGTCAAATTCTGCAAGTGTCGTATCAATGACATCTTGTTGAAAAGGCGACATGTAAGATTGATAAGCTGTAGGACCTCTTAATTGTTCTGCTTGTTGTAAGAAAGGTTGAAAGCCACCAAGACCAGATGCTAAACCTTCAGCTTGTGTTGTTAAAGCGCCAGGGCCAGCAACAAACTGTCGACCCATAATTTGAGATAGATCTTGTGTTTTAAAATCACCAACTGCTTTCTGTAAATCATCTATATATGTTTTGCTGGCTGCTTCTATAAATTCAGGTGGTAATTGTCTTACTGATTGTACTTCTGCCATTATACTCTTCCTCCTGCCTCTAAAGTTTTCATCATGTTATACATACGTTCAGCGCCTTTGTTAACATCACCTTCACCCATACCTCTTACGGCGTCGGCTGTAAATACGAATTCATTATTTGATAACATCGCTGGGATGTCATCTTCTTTTTCTTTTATACCAACTGGAGGTATAAATCCACCAGTTTTTCTAAGGTCTAGCTCCTTAACACCTCTAGGATTTTGTCTTATAGGTAGTCCCTCGATACCCGCCGCTTGCATAGCGTTATCGCTGGCACTATCACCCATGGCATACTTTATTCTGCCACCCTCAGCGTATCCGCCCTGTCCAGATGCATACTCAGAAACATCTCTATTTACTTGAGCTTCAAGCGCTTCTGCATCCTCAGTGCCATCTTCTTTTACAAAGCTTTTTAAATTTCTATATCCTTGTCTTAAATAAGTTTTTAGAGCATCAACATTTCGACTTGCCTCAATAGCTTCTTGATCTCCTGCTTCTACTCCAGCTGCTAAAGCTCCTAATAAAGAACCTCCTGCCATAATACCTAAAGTCTCTTTAAGACCAATTTTTTTAGCTGCTTCTTTTGTTACAGTATCTTTAGCTGCTCCTGCAGCGAATAAATTGCTTATCCCACCAAGACCAAAAATTCCTGGAGCTCCTGCTCCGCTTGCTGGTAACATAAAAGATGATCTACCAAATATACCACCTATACTTGTTCCTGGTATACCAAATGCGGCTGCTCCTATTAATGCAGCTTTACCAATGTCGGAAGATGCAATATCTTTTACACCTTTGGTAACTTTCTTAACGGCTTTTTTAATACCACCTAATAAAGCTCTATCTCTAGGCACGACATTCATAATACCGCCACCCATGCGTAATTGTCTATTCATCTGTCCTCGTGTTATTGGCATAATTTAATTAAATCCTTATTGGCAGGCTTTGATTTCCTGTAATCCTCAATCTACTTGGTTTTTGGGAATAAATCAAGGCTTGGCATAATCACTTTAACATCTCTTCGAATGTCCTTTTCTGGCACTCCTTTAGCTTTCCACTCCTTTTCATCCTTATATATTTCACCAGTTTTTAGGTTAGATATAGTCTCTATAATTTTTTCTGGTTTTAATTCTAACATTATGTTGTTACCTCTCTTGGCTGTATTTGTAATATAGAAGCTATAACGTGCAGCTCGTTCGCGTCACTAGCTTGTACCTTTAATATCTCACTCTCCTCTACTACAAGGGGTTGAGTTAAAAGTTCTACTGTTGTGTTGGTATCTACCGCTTTTGTTTTGAACAAACTAAACACGTTGCCAGAGGCATCGGTTAACGTAACAGTTATATTACACGAAGATCCAGCATCATTAGATACTAACAAAGACTTAACCAAAGAAACGTTTGCCGTTGGTGTTGTATACAACGTTGTGTTGTCTGTTGATGTTAAATCTACTTTTGCGTTTACGAAACTATTTGACATTAATTTAAAAAGAAGTTTTCAGCTTCTACCTCATCCTTTAGCTCTTGTTGAAATGTTGTATTTAATTTTTGCACGATGGCATCAAGATCTCTAACCTGTGCATCAGCCACATCTTGTCTATATTCTTTACTTGGTCTTGTTAATACTTGAACTATCTTTGCCATTATCTTCTTCCGTCTGGTTGTATATCTAACCTAAATCCACCAAGTTTCCAACTCTGTGCTGCAGCTGTATTTGCAACTTTTAAAGAAACTGCTCTTGCTCTAGCCCTTGTATCCACCTTTTCTGTTGATGACGAGATTGTGAAAGGACCGAGAGCCGAACTTGCCTCAGTGTTATTTGGAAAGTTTCTTAAGTTTAATGTAATTTGTGTGTTACCTGTTTGTGTTAAAAAGTCAGGTATAAATCTTCTAATCTTTGCAAAGAACTCACCATCACCGCCTTGACTTATATCAAAGTCTCCAGACTGTATATTTGAAGTTATAGCTGTCGTTGCTGTAGATGTAACTTGATCTGTTCCAGTCTCGTGCTCATAGTATATAGTGCATCCGTCTGTGTTACCGACTACATCATAAGAATTATCTGAACCAGCATCATAATCTGTAGCATGAGGTTTTCCAAACACTGCAGAATCTTGCCATGTTGTTCTATCCAACGTGCCTGTTGTCCATATTGGTCTTTGAGGTGTAGATTCAAAATAATTATATGTCACAACTCTATCAACGACTGTTGATCCTGAAGAACAGTAAAACCAATTAATCTCTCCAAACAAATTATTTATTCCAGCATTTACAAGTTGGTTAGCTGTAGTATTTAAATCATCAAAAACAAAATCTTCTACTAAACATGGTAACGATTGAAGTGCACCCGCATATTTAAAGAAACCATTTTCTGAAAACCAGTATGCAGCTCCGTCTACTTCAACAGCTGCATTCTGTCCTATCAATCCGCAGTTAGTTCCCACTTGAGCAAAACCGAATGTAAATGGTGGACCAATAAATCTTTGTGTAAATAAAGCAGTATCTGTCCAAACATAAATTGCATCCCTACCTCTAACAGCTCCCATAATTCTTGAACCATCGGCCAGCCTCTGTGTACCCGCCGTGTTGGTTGCTGTAGGTGTGTATGTATTAATATCCTCTTGATTAGAAAATCTGATAAACATTTGATCTTGTGTTGATTCATCACCGATAGTTGTCTCTGTACCAAAAAATACTAAGTGTCTATCTGGTGTAGATACAATCATGTCTCTCGATGCTGTTGGCGCACCTGTAATAATAGTTGCTCTGGTTGCGTTTGCGTTAGCTAAATCTGCATTCCATTCAAAAACTTGTTTGTTGTGAATCAAGGCAATAATTTTATTACCAAAATTATCTATAGACCAAAGACCTGGATCAATAACTAAATCTCCAGATGCTGCCTCGCCCCACGCTACAAAGTCTGACGTATTTGTTACAGTAGCTCCATCCGAGTGTGCAGCTCTTGTTGTCCCTCTAACTGCTCTTGTAATTCCTGTTAAGTCATTACCAGAAACTCCTGTGTAAGATATTTCCTCTGTTCCTACTTTTACAAAATTCGTTCCTGTTGTTGGAAAGTTTGTTGTGCTCGCTAATGTTACGCTCGTTCCTGACCCACCTGTTCCTGCCGTGTTGTCACCTAAAGCTCCGTTTAAAGTTGACGTTTGAGGATTTGCTGCTTCACCACTCCAAGAACCTAAACCCCAACCAAATCCAGGTAGCTGTTCTGCAGGTCCGACAGGATAATAAGATTGAACTCTAATACCTCCAGATGTGGTAGCACCTGATCCAGTTTCATTTGATGGCATTGTTATAGTTATCGTAACGTTGGTTGGCGTGCTAGTTACCATAAATTTTTTATCATCAAAATCAGAAGAGCTGAAATTAGAGTTTGTAATTGTAGTAAAATTATCTAATAAAATTATGTCTCCAGGATTTAAGCCATGTCCCGTAGAGAATGTTATTGTAACTGTAGATGATCCATTTGTAGTGCTGAAAGCATTGGTTAAAGTTGTAGTCGTTTTAATCGGATGTATGTCATAAAAGACACCTCCTGAATAAGCGTACAATATTCTGTTAGTCCCTATGATAGAATATTTTACGCCGCTACTATTTACAATATGATGCATAGCTCTCGCCGCACCAGTAAGTTTATCAGTGCCTAACTGTGACCAACCACCTATTTTTTCTGGTGAGCCATATCTAAATCTAACGTTATCACCATCTACCCATTGTCCTTCAGCTTGGGTTTCGGTAAGTTGTTTATTGAATCCAGGTAAAAATTGTACTTTTTTTAAAGCCATAGAATTTAAAATATATTAGAAATGTAGGTGTTTCAACCTTTTTTAAAATAGGCTGGTAAACCAGGATGAGGCCTGCCATCCCAAAGATTGGGGTTTTTAGAGCTTTCTTGGTTGTAATGCAAAAACACTTGCACACAAAAATTACCTAAAAAAGGCTCTCTCCAATGTTCTAATTCACAACCATGATACAACAAAATATCTCCTGGTTTTAAATTAATTTTAATTTCTTTTTTATCTTTTTTAATAAATATAGGCCAAGGATCTCCACCTAGATTTAAAGTGCCTGATATTTCACAAGACACTCTATCTTTATGTCTTTTTAAAATATCTCCTTTTTTATAAATTCTTTGATAAGAATATGTTGGCACTAATTTTATTTTAATTTTTCTCTCTATCTCAGGTCTTAAAACTTGTAACAAAGTATCCATGGCTATATCTCCATAATGATTATAGGTCGCCGATACCTGGGAATCTCCAAACCCTCCTAAGATGGTTTCGTTAGGAGAGACGTATCGTGTCTCTTGCATAGTTGATAAGACTTTTCTTTTTAATAAAGAATACCCCATTAAAAAGGTCGCTGAATCAGGGGTTATGATATTTTTAAATAGTAGATATTTGTTTTTCTTAAAAGACATTTAATAAATTCCGTATGAAAAAATTATTCTTTATTGCCAACTTTATACCACGTTTTTCCTTTTATTCCAACTATATCAGAGATAATGAACTATTAAAAACAATAACAGTTTTTCTTTTTTTAGTTTTGTTGGGTTTTGATCTGTGTAAATAATAAGCTGGAAATGTGATAATATCTCCTTCTTTTGCATCAATATTCTTAAAATCTTTAAATTCAGTAATCATATCTTTGGTGGGTAATTCAAGAAAATAAACACTAGAAAAATTACAATTTGGATGGTTATGCCATTCGTGAGAGCTATTTGTAGAGTATTGTTGAAACCAATAATTACCAATCATAACTTTAACATGTTCGTTACCATAATTAACTTTCATAGATTCAAACCAAGGATTTAATAGTTTAGAAAAATAATCCCAATATTCTCTTGGAAATAAAGAATTAAAATACCAATCTGATTTACTTATATTATCACTTCCCTTAACTCTAGAAGACAAGTTAGGCATTGATTTAATTAAATCCAACAAAATTAATTTATGTTTTCGGTGATCTGAAATGGTAAATTTAGTTATCATATTTTTTAAAAACTATATCAGACATAATTAAAATTAATTACCATTCTGTATTTAGTATCTGTGCTAGACATACCGCAATGTTGAAGTTTACTATCAAACACAACCATCTTATTTTCTTCCGATTTAATTATTTTTTTATTCTTAAATAACGTATAGCCATTGTTAGTGTTAACATAAAAAATAGCGGTTTTAGCACTAGGTGCTTCATTATCTATATGCCATTCTGTTTGATGAGGCTTTTCTACGTAGGGTCTTAGATTAGCTTTAATTCTTATTAAAGCGTGAGGATTTAATTTTTTAAGAATTGGATTAAGTATATTAAAATAAGCGCTGCTACTAATATTATAGTTAATGTAAAAAGTATGGGTAAATTGAAAATTTTTTAAATATAGTTTTGTATTGTCTTCTTTTTTAAATTTTTGTCTGTGTGAAGCTAGCTTGTAAGTATTAGGAGTAATATCATGATTACAATACCAAGGGAAAGCAGGGCTCTCTAAGGTTTGTTTAATTGTGTTTAATTCCTCTTTTGTTATATAATTTTTAATTACTTTCATTTGTTAGGCTTTCTAAAAAACTCTTGTGACTTATCCACATACTTCTATCGTTAAGTCTTTGCTTTTGAAATTTCATCTTAGACTCACACCATTTTTTAAGTTCTTTTGGCAACATTTCGTATTCTTCTTTTATTTTTTGTTTATCAAAAAACCCTATTTCTTTTAATATTAAAGAATAGTTATTAGGATAAAATAAACAGTATTTACTTTTAAAATCTATTTGCATAGGAAGTCGGTTTTTCCAAATAGCTAAATTTTTCTTTAAAGAATCCGGTAAGTTTAATTTTAATTCTTTCCAAAAAGGTGAATCTTTTTTATCTACCATGTAATGAATAATTACGTAGTCTCTAACGTTCTCTATCAAATATTGAAAGTCTTCGTTGTAATCATCTATAATATGTTGATCGTAGTTTAGCAACATATGTATAAATAAAAAACATTGATTAATACCAAAGCCAATTGATGTTGCCTCTAGTGGTTCTACGAAACTAGAGCTCAGACCTAAAGCAATACAATTACCTTGCCAAGGTTTGTCTAAACTGCCCGCATCAAATTTTATGTTAGAGGCAATTTTAATTTTATGTCCTAAATATTCTTCGCATTCTTTTTGTGCTTCTTCAGCATTAATATATCTATTATCAAATACATAACCGTTTCCCCATCTACCTCTAACGGGAGTTCTCCACATCCAACCAGCTTTCATGGCTCTTGCTGTAACGTAAGGAGGATACTCATCTGTGTCTTTGGTTGGAAAAGCAATGGCCTCATTCATAGGCAGATATTCTTTATAAGATTGCCACTTAGCGCCTAATTTAGAAATTAATAGTCTTTTAAAACCTGTGCAATCAACAAAAAAATCAGCAACATGTTCTTGTTTACCTTTTAACTTTATAATTTTATTGTTTTTAACAACTATATCTTCAATATCGTCGTCAACAATTTCTATGCCTCTCTCAGCACATTTTTTTAATAACCATTCGTTTAGTTTAAAAGTATTAAAATTAAATTGGTTTGTAGGCACGCTTTGAAAATAAACTTTGTTTTGTAGGGCTAAGCTGTCGGTATATTCTTCTGGTTTTAAATCATAAGCTATTGTGTAAGCCATGGCTATGGAATACTGACCTGCTTGTGTATCTGTTATAAGACTGTTTAGATTATTAAAATAATCATGTTTCATCCAATCTTTAAACAGCACACCATACTTAAAAGTTGCTCCAGTTTCTCTTAAACACTCAAGGTAATCTAAGTTACAGAACTGCAAAAAATAACTCCAATGTTCTGTAGATGCTTCGCCAACTCCTATGATGCCTATCTTATCAGATTTAATTATTTTAACTTTCATAGTTGGAAATCTTGATTTGAGTATCATAGCTGAAGTTAATCCAGCGCTGCCCCCTCCAACTACACAAATAGATTTCATCATTTAAATGGCACTCCTAAGTTCCAAACTACTAGACTATATCTAGTGCCTTTAGTTATTGGTGTAATCCTATGGTAAATGAATGAAGGAAAAACAGTTATTGAACCTTTTTGTTTTTCAGCCGTATAAATTTTTAAAGTCATGTCTTCACTTAACTCACCTAATTCTAAGTTACCACCCTCATAGTCGTTAGGATCGGACAACTGGCATGTAACTGATAATTTTCTAATTTTACCTTTTTTATACTTTCCTTCAGGGTATGGGTCTGTAAAGCTATCTCTATGCCAACCATAATACTGGCCCTTTTTATATTTTGTAAACTGTATTTCTTCTGAATGATCCCAATTAAAATTCCACTCAGCTTGTTCATTTGCAGTGTTTATGAACGGAAGTATCTCTCTATGAATCCATGGTTCGTTTAACCAAACAATGTCTGACTTTCTTTTCTTTTTAACTTCTTTAAACTCCTCTTTCGATAAAGGGTTTTTCATTTGATCTCTATGATTACCAACTATTCCTGTTATGCCCTTTACAGGCTTTCTCTTGGTAGAAAAGTCTATGACATCTTTACAAAACCTATCACTTAAAGCTTTAGGAAAATGCCAAAAGGTATTTTTTAAATTCATTATTTTGCTCTATAATTAGTGTTAATAAAAATGTTTGGCTCTTCTGATAAATTTTCAGATATAAAATATCTTAATGTTGATGGCATTATTAAAAACATATTATTTTTTACAGGGACTTGATGTAATTTATTAATTCTTAAATGATCATCATATTCTATAACTATAGAAGAAGACTTTTCTGTAACATCCACACAATAAATCATAGTGTAGTTTGGTGAATCTAATAAGTAATTAAGGTTTAAATTATTACGAGAATAAGATTGTTCTAAATGTTCTAAGATATTAACGTAATAATTTTTTGGTTCTAAAACAACTCCTGCTTTAATTTTAAAAAAATCTTTTATATAATCCTCTACAAATCTTAACTCAGATATGTGTCTCATTAATTTGTAGTCTTTGTGCTCCCAAGTATTTTCACGAAAGCTTTTTCTATTATTTAAAACATATCCTTGGATAGCTTCTTTTTTAATTTTTTCTCTGTTTATTTCGTATCCTTTAGGACTGTCTATGGTCCCTGTATAAATAGCTGTTTCAGATAATATTGTTTTTTTCATTTCTATAGTATATATACACGATATAAAGTTATAAGCAAATACATGAAATATAAAGTTTATTACGACATATTATCTACCTCTGAAAAAAGCACTTTGCTTAATGTAGTTAAAACTAAAATATATGATAGAGGTAAAGATTTCCCTGGTTTACAAAGTAATGCAGACCTGCATTTTAACGTGGCAACACATCCGCTATTAATAAAGCTAGAGAAATATATGCCAAAAAATTCAACCATATTAAAATGTTGGGCAAACTATACAACAGGAGATTTTAAGTCTTGGCACACTCATCCAGGCACTTTTTCAATTGTTTATATGTTACAAAACAAATCAAAATTAGGTACTGTTTTAAAAGATAAAAAAGAAGAAATACAGACTATCTGCCCAGAAAACTCTTGTGTTATATTTGACAATTCTATTACTCATAGCTCTCCTTCGGCAGATTACAATTTAGACAGATATACATTAGCAATGGACTTTGAATGATTTTATTAGCCTCTTTTATTTTATGGTTAGTTTTAGTTTTAATTATCTACAATCATGTTGGTTGGAGAGAAATAAAAGACTCTTACTCCATGTGGTGGCACAAAAGTTATTGGAGAAAAAGATATAACGTCGTGGAGGCAATGGCTTGGTCGGGTAAACTGTTTGTTATTTTACCTGCTATATTTTTTCAAACAGAAGTTTGGTGGGCACACATTATAACATTAATGACTTCTTCTCTATTAATATGGGCAAGTGAACAAAAACTTTTACCTACATTAGTCGCTTTTAACACTATATGGATATTTATAAGTTCGTTTATATTGGTAAGGTATTTTTTTAATTTATGATAGAATATAAACAAATTATAGCTGACTACACACGTCACAATAAACTGCTTAATAAAATAAAGTTCTATGATTTTATGAATCATGGTTATGACCCTGTATCCAATTTATTGGACAAAGATTTTATTATGAAAAGAGAGGCTTCTTTGTATTTAAAACTTTTAGAAAACATAGATACTAACAATAAAAATATTTTAGATGTTGGATGTGGTAGAGGCGGTGGTGTTGCTCTTTACAAAAAATACTTTAATTTTAAAAATGTGTATGGCTGTGATATTACAGATGTTAATATTGATTATGCAAAATCAAAACATAAAGATATAAATTTTAAAGTCGCTAACGCAGAAAACTTAACCTATGATAAAAACACTTTTGACATTATTACTAACGTAGAGTCTATGTCATTATATATAGATCAAAGTAAATTTTTAAAAAATGTAATTAAATTATTAAAACCAGGTGGTCTATTTATATGCACTGATTGTAGCTATAGAACATTAGAAACTTTTTATAAAAACAAACATTTGTTTAAATCTATAGAGGTAAAAGATATAACTGATAATGTAGCCACGGCTTGTTTAAAAAATATACAAGAATATTCTAAATGGAAAGATTCAGAAGCAAAGACTTTTACTTTAGGTATGTTGGAAGAAAAGTATGAAAACTATTTTAATAGGAGAGATGTTTTTAATATATTTTATTGTGCACCTGGTGCAACTGCTTGAACCCAAGCTTGAGTATCTTCATCCCAATCATAGGGACCACCTGTAGTAGGTTTAGCAACTGGGGGATCCCAATTTAAACTTGAAGTATTAAAATTCCATGAAGGGTATGGTTTAGGTGGAATAAAAGCATCGTGTTCTGTATTGTAAGTGCCACCTATATCAGCAGCTCTTGTTCTTAATGATCCATCTATTTTGTATTCTTTCCAGTAAGGCCACTTGTGAATTTTAGTTAAAAATGAAATACCCGTTTCTTCTGATCTAACATTTGTCGCATCATTTGTACAATTAGCTTCACTAACAGTGTGAAGTCCTAAAACATTATTTTCAGAATCTAATTTTGCAAAGTATGCCATAATTATCCTGCGTATACTCCATCTGATGTAAAGCTGTGAATAGTGTCATCACCTGAAGTAGTAACAGATCCGCTAGTAGTCGCTGAACTTGCAGTTAATCTTCTAATGATAACTATTCCACTACCACCAGTTTTTCCTGCGGATCCCTGTCCTGACCCACTGCCGCCATCGCCTTCTCCGTTTGTTCCAGTTGCCCCTGGGCCTGGTTGTCCAGCGCCGCCTGTAGCGTAAGTTACAGCTGAGCCAGTAATTGAAAATGGTGAGCCTGATCCTCCACCGCCACCTGAAGTGGGACCTCCGCCGCTACCAGCGCCTCCAGCGCCGCCTCCTCCACCGCCGCCTGTGTTTCCTACGGGAGAGTGACTAGGGTGTCCTTGTCCTCCGTTATTTCCTTGTGGTGGTGATGTAGGGGGTGTATCTCCAGCTCCGCCGCCATGGCCTCCGCCACCGCCGCCTCCGCCAGATCCGCCAGATCCTCCGCCTCGTACACTTCCAGCTCCACCTCCGGCTGAAGTTATAGAACTAAAAACAGAGTCTCCTCCAGCTCCTCCTCCAGAGTCTGCAACTCCTGGACCTATTGGTCCACCAGCTCCGACAGTTATAGGGTAATCAGTTAAAGTAAAAACGGGAAATGATTTATCATCAATTTTTCTAAAACCACCAGCTCCGCCACCACCAGATTGATAGTTATTGGTTTCTCCAAAACCAGATCCGCCACCGCCAGCAACAACTAAATATTGAACGTTGTATTCGACAGGAACAAGACCACCAGAACCAAATCCTAAAACTTGATAACCAAAGAATTTTTTTCTTGGTCTAAGCCTTTTTTTATTTTCTCTTGGACCTTCCGCGAAAAGTTTATTTTTTATATCCATCATTTGCTACTCCTATTATAAGTCGTTAGCAGCGTCTGTAGTGAAGAATAATTTGATTCCTAATAATTTTGCATCAGCATTTAAATCGTCCGCTGAAACGTCTCTTGATATTTGGAAGAACACATACTCATCCGTGCTAGGTGAGCCTGCTATTGTGACTGCTCCACTTTCTGCTGTAACTGCTAAATCGTTTGATGTTCCACTCATAGCTTTTGCTGTTGGTCCTACTGCTGTTCCAAAAGCGGTGTTAAGATCACCATTATCTGCTAATGCAACACCTTGTAAAACAAATGCTGTTGTACCTGTGTCTGTTGAAGCAGCTGTAAAAAATGCTTGAAAAGTTACTGTGCCTTCATTCCATGATTTTGGAAATGCAACAGCAAACTGTGCAAACTCATCTGAGTCTTTATCGAAATCTAAAGTTTTAAGTTCTGGTCCATTTGATAATTCTGTTTGTGCTAAATCTGCGCATCCATTTGTAGTGTTTGGATACATTGCAACTGCAGGAACCCAAATAGTTTCTTTACCTGCTATTTTAACTGCAGATACGTTTCCGCCCGAGTCTTCTGCTTGAATTACTCCTGTGCCTTTTGTTTTTAATGCAAGACCTATATTTGTATCACCACCTGAAGCGTCAATTGATGGATTGTTTCCTGTAGCGGCGTTTACAAAAGTAACTTCGTTAACCGCTGAACTTGTAGCTGTAATTAAAGCTACTTCGTTTCCGTTAGTGTCTAAAATAGAAGTTCCTATTTTAGGTGAAGTTAACGTTTTGTTCGTTAGAGTTTGTGTTCCAGCAGTCGTTACGTTACCAGCTGGTAAAGTATGAATATCTGGATTAGTTCCATCGTTTGCAGTTGCAAACACAACAGCGTCTCCTTTATCAGCTGCTGCAAAAGTAAACGAATCACCAGATCCTGATACGTATTTAAATTGTACTGTGTGTGAACCTGATGTTGAATTTCTTAAGTAGTAAAAAGTTTGTACGTCTAGTGGAATAGTTACGATTTGATTTCCTGAAATTGTACCAGTAAACTCAATCATTCTATGAGATAAAACTGCTCCAGTTGATCCATCAGAAACAGATAATGCTGTAGTTTGTGCTCCACCTGCTATTGATTGTTGTGTAAATCCACCAACAATTTGTTCAAAAATTTGTAAATTTGTATTAGTTTTAGTTCCCCACGTTCCGGCGTTTTCACCAGTTGCCTGAAGTTCTATACCGAGTGGTGTATATGTTGATGCCATATTTTATCTCCTATTATGCAGCGTCAGTATAACTTGTATTTGATCCTGTTGCAACATTTGTATACGAAGAATTTGAGCCTGTGTCAACATCAGAATATGCTTGTATTCCGAAGCCAGAAGCAGTGCCAAAAGCAGCAACTTCAGCTGTAGAAGAAACACCTGTTAATCCCATAACATCAGCAGGTGCTAAAGATCCCACTGCGGAAGTAAAGGATACTCCCGTTAATCCCATTACATCTGCTGGTGTTAAAGAACCAACAGCAGAAGTTGTTACTTGACCAGAAACGTCTACAATAGGGTTTGTACTTATTTCTGGAGATCCAACAGAAGATGTTGCAGAAACACCTGTTAGTCCCATAACGTCTGCTGGTGATAAAGAACCAACAGCAGAAGTAGAAGCTACTCCTGATAATCCCATAACATCCGCTGGTGATAAAGAACCAACAGCAGAAGTTGCTACACCTGCTGAAGATATAGAAAATTCTACATTACCAATTATTGTTGGTGATCCAACGGAAGGTGTAGAGGATACACCTGTTAATCCCATCACATCTGCTACTGCTAATGAGAATATACCCCAACCTTGACCTCGTCCCCATGAAGCATCATTCCAAGCGTTCGCAGATATATTAGATTGCATTGCATCAGGAGCAGTTAGTTCAACTAACATACCTGATTCGCCCCAGGTTTCATTGCCCCAAGTGTCTTGACCCCAACCTTTATTTATTTCTGTTGAAACTGTTACCGAACCAATACTAGAAGTTATTGCGCTTGGCGCTGTAAGGGTAAATGTTACATCATTAAGTTCTCCCCACTCACCATCATTCCAAGATTGTGCACCAAAACCTAATGTAAAAGCATCTGTTGTTCCCCAACGGCCTGTGTTCCAGGTTGTTCCGGACTGGTTCCAAGTATTAGCCATAAGGGTAAACCTCCTATGCTAATCGTATGATAGCGTTTGTAGCGTCTGCTGTAGGAAATTGAATTGTAAACGTACCACTAGTTACAGTTTTGTCTGCTCCAAATGCGATAACTGCGCAAGCAGGATCTCCTGTTGCTGTGTCATTATAAATTAATGCACCATTTGCAGTGAAAGTGGCGTCTGTGTAACTTACATCTGAAAAATCACAAACTGCCGTCGTTCCAGAAGCAGCAGGTGTTACGCTTGTTAGAGTTGCTCCACCAGATGTGTACGCCGTTCCAGATGTGTTAGTAATTTCGTTAGAAGATGAAAACGCTGTAGTTGAAGCTCCTAAAGTTGCGTCACTCGTGTATAAGGCAATCTTAAACGTATTACCTGTTGTCGCTGTAAAATTATGAACTCCTTTTAAAAGCTCTACTTTAAAACTTGTGCATACTGCCGATGTTATTGCCATAATAAAACTCCTTAAGGTGTTGTTGATGGTATTGTTATTCTAACAGCCCCATCAGTGTAATCATCTCGTCTTCTTCTACCGATTTGCTCTACACCAAATTTATCTACTTCTTGTTTATACTTATTTTCGTAAAGTGTCAACATATCTGCTGGACCTTTTAAGAAAGCATATGTCTCTGCCAAACAGCAATATAATAGGCCATTTGGGAAATTTAAGCTAATATAGTTAGTAACGTTATCTGAGGCTAAAGTAGCTGGCATTTTATTATAATGCACTCTAAATTTGTATGTTGTGTCTGGCACGGGTGCAAACATCATTCTGCCAGAGTTAGTATCACCATCTCCAGTAGCCCCACCAAACATAGCGTAATATTTAGGCTGGCCTCTTTTTGATGACTCTGTAGATGAAATATATTCTTGTAAATATGTAACGTCTTTTTTCTGTAAAAACACATTTGCTCCAGTTGTGGCAGACGTAGAATCATACACTTGAACTGCTCTAATAAACAAAGCTCCTCCTGGAGCATTGATTGTTTCTTGTCCCGTAACTAAATTACCTATCTGTTGTTTTCTATCTGCATCAATAGGAACATCACGCATAATTCTGTATTGTGCATTTAAAATAATATTCTCTAATTGATCGGCTGTTAAAACATTAGAGTCTACCTCTGTGTAGTTTCTAATTTGTGTAATTAAAGTGTTATAACTTAATCCTGCCATTATGGTGTTAATGTTACCGGCCCTGCCGTTACAAACATTCCTCCTGCTTTTTCCGTTACCGTAGGAGTTGATCCTAAGGTAAACGTATAATTATCTGTTCCTGTTACTGTTATACTAAATCCTGAAGAATTTTCAAACACTGTAAAAGCAACGCCTCCTGGAGATCCATCAACATTTCTAAAAACTACTGTATCTGAAGTAGATCTTCCGTGACTAGGTTCCGTTACTGTAATTGTTGTGCTTCCAGATGTAATATTAAAAGGATTTCCTGGTAATAAATTTTGTGTAGCTGGTTCTGTTCTAGCTGGTTTTGCCATGGGCAAACCTTGTGGATCCGCTCCGTGTGCTTTGGGCTCTAATTGTGGTTGCTTTGGTTCAAACTCAGAAACATGTACTTTAGAACCATTCCATTCTGTGACCATTTCTTTATATGGAAATTCCATTCCTGATCTATCAGATATAAATTTAGCGAATTTACCTTTTGCAAAATTAGACATTTGGATAATAAGTTTTCGGGGTTATAAATGAACTTGAAGAAGAACCATCTTCTGCTAATGCTCTTTGTAATTCATCTTCATAATACAATTTCATTTGTTGTGATAATTCAGGTCTAAATTTTTGTGCTAAATAAAAAGCTAATCCAGATACCATACAAGGAACAAATCTATATGGCACATCTGTTGCGTTAGTATAGTCACCAATATCTTGTATTCTTTTTACAAAATAATAATTAATTGTGTTACCAGCTTCTGATGAACCTGGTGTTAAATATAAAGTAATTGTAACTTTATCAATAAATCTTTGAACGTAATATTGTGAAGGCTGACCTGTTGATGTCTTATTGGAAAGAGCTTGATACGTAGATCTGTTTATTTTTGTAAGAGGTGAATCAACACTTGAGGAGTTTCTGTAAACAGCCTCTAAAATATCATCCACACCATAAATAGCTGTAGCATCAGACGTGCCATCACCTGTTGATCTAAACATTGTATAAACTGCTTGACCATTTACTAATGTAATTGAGTTATTTCCGATTTGCCAATAGTGTAGACCTCTATTACCCCATTCCTGAAATAATATATTAAGAGATCTTCTTGCTTGGCGCATCTGATTACCAGATACACTTTGAAGACCTATTCTTTCATAAGACTCTTCTATAATCTCATCTATAGAAAAATTCTTATCAAATATTGTTGTACCGGAAGTAGTGTTTGCCACTTATCCTCCTTACCCGTCAAAGTAAACAGTTGCTGAATTACATTGAGTTTCATCAAAAGTTACAAATGCACCATCTTTGTACAATATTCCATCTTGAGGAATGTTAACTGTATTGATGTCTCCTGCAGTTGCACCCGTTCTAACTGTTAATAAAGCTGTTCCTGTTAAACTTCCATCTCTAAATAGAACACTTCCGATTGATCCACCTGACTCGGCGTTCACCTGTCTTACTCTAGTTCTACCTTGAAAAACAGATCCAAACACGTCAGCAGTCATTCCTAAAGATACGTTAGCAGCAGGTTGCGCGCTAACTGTAGCAGAAGTTATTGTCAAGAAAGCTATAGTAGTTCCAGACGAAGTTTCCGCAGATCCTGTTAAAGTTATGACTTCAGTGGCCGCATCTCCATTATGATCTGTTCCAACGATCGTAACTGTTTTGCCGTTATCACCCGTTCCAGCAGTCGTAGCTGTAATTTTTCTTGCGGTATTTGTTCCGAAAGACGTATTAGCCAACGTGAAAGTGCTTGTTGGTTGAGCAGCGGCAGCCACATAAGTTGCAGACGAAGCGTTTGTGTCTAAGAAAGTCTTCGACTTTACATCACCCATATACATAGTTTTTTCTCCTTATCTTTGGTGCGGGAGAGTATTGAGATCAAAAAGTCTCAAAGTTTCTCTCCCACATAATTATTATTATGACGCAAATGCAAATGCACCAGTAGTTTGAGTTGTTTCTCTCGCTAATGATGATGCTATGTGCCATGTGCCATCTTCGTAACAAATGAAAGCAATTTGTCCACCAACAGTCAACAAGTTTGTTGCTGCGTTAGCTGGTGTAAAAACTAATTGTGTTTCGCCTGCTGCAGAGATGTCGATATCAGCTTCTGAAGATGCTCTTGATTCAATCACTGAACCAGTTGCCCAAACATCAGAACCTGCTGCGTCAAAAGTTAATGTCGCTGTTCCACCAGTTGTATCAACTGCTTGCATGTAAACAACCACTGTTCCTGCTGTCGCTGCAGGTAAAGTTGCTGCACAAGCCGCTGCTCCTGTGTAGTTCACGATATTAACTGCGTCTGCTGTCAAAGTGACAGTAGAACTTGTTGCTAAATCGTTCTTAGTTAAACCAGTTAAGTCAGGCATACCTGAACTCATTCTAGTTGTGAATGCACCCGTAGACGTATTTTTGGTTGCCACTTGGAAACCTTTTTCCGAACGTACCGGTCCATTAAATGTAGTATTTGCCATAATTATATCCTCCTAGTTTTCCGAATACTGTCTCTAGGCCGTCGACTATACTCGTCAGTATTCTAATTAATTGTAT